GAATGTTGTTTACCGTAGCGACACATTTGCCCCGCTCGGCTTGGTCACAAATCGCTACAAGCTCCATCAGCCAAAGGATGTATTGGATTTCTTCAATGTTTTGATGCAAAGCGCAGGATTCAAACTGGAGGTCGCAGGAGCGATTAAAGGCGGTAAACGCATTTGGGCATTGGCGAATACAAACAAAGAGGCCTGTGTCCTCGGTGACGATGCTGTGCGGGGTTACTTGCTGTTGTCCACTAGCTTTGATGGCTCTACGGCCACAGTCGGTCAGTTCACAAGCGTTCGTGTCGTGTGCAATAACACTCTTTCAGCCGCTGACAATGAAGTTGCCCCAAGTCGTTTCAACATCACGCATGGTCGCGCTTTTGATGCAAGCCTGATGCGTGACAAGCTCGGCCTCGTTGTGAGTGGCTTTGACGGCATGATGGACAAGTACCGCCATTTGGCGCGTCAGCAAGTCAGCGTCAACTATGTCAAAGATTTTCTAGTCAATTTGTTCCCTGCCAACTTTGATCCAAAGACTGCCGAGTTCAAGCCATCACGCGGCTACAACAAGGTGCTTGAGTTGTTTGAGGGCAAGGGCATGGGGGCAGATTTGCATGGCGCAGGGGGTACGAAATGGGGCTTGCTCAATGCTGTCACCCAGTACATTGACCACGACAAAGGCCACAATGTGGACAGCCGCATGAATAACGCATGGTTTGGCAATGGAAATCGCATGAAAAGCGAGGCCGAATCGATTTTGTTGGCATAAGCAAGGGTTTCCCCTCATCAAAATAAATTGATGGGGGGTTTCCAAACTCTAAATAATCTGGCTTATAATTCATCCATGCCCTGCAATTTCAGTCGGGGTCTTTTAAAAGGAATCAAGATGTTCAAACAATTCAAAATCACAGAAGTTTACCTTCAGCCAGAGTTTTTTCATCACCGCCTGAACTGTACTATTCCTGCGGCTTGGATGGCTGTTTTCAACAATGGCCATGAGGTTGCAATCTGCCGCGAATGGGAAGCATCAACTGCCGAAGATGCTCAAGCCTATTACGAAATGCATAACGCTGAATTTGCTTAAGGAGAAATGAAATGAAAGAAAAAACAATTGATATTTTGTGTTTTATTGGCTGTGTCATCGTTTTCGGTGGCATGGGTGTGATGCTTGCTTGGAGAGGTTGATCATGGCGTTTTTATTACCATTCACTACACGACAAGTCTGCAAGGCAATGGCAGACAGTATGGTCAAGTATGACAACGCGCCTGACAAAGATGACTTCTGTAACCCAGATGTTCCTCTAGTTGTTCGACTCAAAAACAAACGATACGGAGTTCTTAGCTATGGTGGCGACCCTGATGAAGAAGGTCTTGTTCTTGAACTAACGGAGTTGAAATGAAAAATATTCCAGCTTTTCCAGTTTTCCCAGAAACTAGCCACGGCCATGCGTCTGCTCACAAAGGCATGACCTTGCGAGATTACTTTGCCGCTAGGGTTATGGAAGCGGCAATTGCCAAAAATGGCTTTTATGACGATGAAAAAGTTTTTGCAAACTGGTGTTTTGAAACCGCAGATGCAATGATGAAAGCGAGAGAATTATGAATACGCGCTTCTTAACTCATGTCCGCAGAATCTTTGCATCGTACGATGCGCCTCCGGAAACCATTAGGTCATACCAACGGCAATGGATTCGTTCCGTTCGCCACCTCGGTGATAAATGGCTTGTAGCCAAACAGATTCAGAGGGTTGACCAATGAACAAACTAGATGCTGACCAAATCATCATGTCAATCGCACTTGATGCATCCCGCCTCTTTGAAGGGGGCGAGCCAAGAGATAGGCTTTCCTATCAGGTTGGAATGTTGCAGGGCAAGATACGCGAACTCTGCTACATCGTCAATCTGCACGAAGAATTGATTTCTGAAATCAAACAACAAATCAACGATGTGAAAAGGGTAATGTAATGAAAGTTTATCAAGCAATAAATTTGATACAGGCTGATTTAGCTAAAACAGGCATTGGAAAAAACAGGGTCAATCAACAAGGGAGTGGATATAACTTTCGTGGCATTGACGATGTATACAACGCCTTAGCCCCATTACTTGCTGAGCATAAACTCTGCATACTGCCTCGTATGGTGTCAAGAACTTGTGAAGAACGCAAATCCAAAAATGGCGGCTCATTATTTTTTGTGACGGTTGAAGCTGAATTTGATTTTGTCAGTTCAGAAGATGGAACAAAACATATTGTCAGAACATTTGGTGAAGCAATGGATAGCGGTGATAAGGCCACCAACAAAGCTATGTCAGCCGCTTACAAATATGCCGCATTCCAATCTTTCGCAATTCCGACAGAAGCTGACAATGATTCTGAAAATGATTCTTCTTATATCGAATCAGATTCTATGACTGAATTATTTGCGGCAATGAATAACGCAACAAATCAAGAAGAATTAAAACTTGCATATCTGATCGCGTATGCCGCTTGCGACAGCGATAAATCTTGGCAGAAAAAAGTTATTGAATGCAAAGATGCTCGAAAAAAAGCACTCACAGAAAGTCAGGGGTAATCTATGGAACAGGGATCAGAAGAATGGTTTGCCGCGCGTCTTGGCCGTGTGACCGCGAGCAGGGTGCAAGACATTGTCGCTCGTACCAAGACAGGATACAGCGCGAGCCGTGACAACTACATGGCACAGCTTGTATGCGAACGCTTGACAGGCAAGGCGACAGAGTCGTTCACGAATGCGGCAATGGCTCACGGCACAGAAACCGAGCCGCTTGCAAGAGCGGCCTATGAGATGGCCAATGGTGTTCTCGTTGATGAGGTCGGCTTCATTCAGCATCCAACGCTGATGGCCGGAGCATCGCCTGATGGGATGGTCGGCACAGATGGTTTGATTGAAATCAAGTGTCCGCAGACCAACACCCATATTGAAACGCTTATCAAGGGAAAGATTCCGAGCAAATATAAAGCTCAGATGACTTGGCAAATGCTGTGTACTGGCCGCAAATGGTGCGACTTCATCAGCTTTGACCCAAGACTGCCGCAAGAGTTGCAAATGTTCGTACAGCGTTATCCATACGATGCCGAATATGCAAACGAGTTGGAGTCGGAAGTTCTGTTGTTCTTGGCAGAAGTTGATGTCACTCTAACAACATTAAACCAACTGAAAGAAAAGAATGTCTAAGACTACTTACGAAATTTCCGTGATCAGCGGAAAATATGTGAACAAAGATGGCGTGAATAAAAACCGCTATCAACGAATCGGCTCGGTCATTGAAACCAAGAATGGTCCAATGCTCAAGCTCGATAGCGTTCCACTAATTGATGGTGGATGGAATGGATGGGCTTACATGAATCCACCCAAACCGCAGGAGGCAAACCCTCAAGGCTTGCCACAATTGGAAGATGACGATATCCCTTTTTAAGGAGAGAACCATGAAGAAAATTTTAGTCGGTGTATATTTGTCTTTAGTCGCTACGATGGTTTGGGCTTCATGCACAACCCACACATATATGTATAACGGGAAGATGGTGACTTGCACCACTTGCTGTTATGGCGAGGGTCAGTTCAGGTCTTGTAATACGACTTGCATTTAACAACATGGGGGAAAGTGGGCAATTCTGCCGGACGAACATGAGTACCCCTCTTTTTGAAAGCAAACCATGAAACCTTTCTCACAGTTATTTTCTAGTGTATTTCCAAGAGTACGAGCAAGTGACCCGCTGACTTCTTTTGAGGCGGCAGATGCTGTCAGAGAATACGCAGAGCACCACAATCAACGCATCTTGGATTGTCTTTTGAGCATTGGACCACTTGGGAAAGATGGTATTGCCCATTGCACAAATCTTGACAGCAATCAGGTGTCGCGCAGATTAAATGAAATGAAAATTATTGGCTTGATTGAATTGACAGGCAACTTGGTCAAATCAAACTCTGGCCGCAACGAAAGAGAATGGAGAGCAGTGAAATGAGCTATGCACAATTTGAGATGTTGACAATTCAATGGGGCGAGGCAAGAGGCATCGTGCAGAACAGCACAGCCTATGCGCAAGCATTGAAAACCAAAGAAGAATTGGAAGAGCTATTTGATGCAATAGCCAAAGACGACAAGGCGGCCATCAAAGATGCCTATGGTGACATCCTTGTAACGCTCATCATGGGATGCGCCTGTGCCGACCTTGATCTAGTTACTTGCCTAGAAGGGGCATACAACGAGATCAAAGATCGCAAGGGCTATTTGAATGAAGCGGGAATATTTGTTAAGCAATGACACCACTTGTAATGAAAGCCATTAAATATGCGCCTGAACCAGAGACAGCATTATGGTTTGATGTTGGTCAAATGGATACAACTCCCGCAATTAAAGTTCCTGCTGAGTTCTTAATGAACTTACCATCAAAAAGAACTGGCATTGTTGGGCTTGATACAAGCGGGAAAGATTTTGCTTTGTGGCTTACTCAAGGTGATGGCTCTGTTACTGTTGGAGGTTGTTCAATGTGGCATGGTGGTAAATACTTTCCGCCCTACGCATACATGGCGACACCAGATGGTTTTAAAGTTTATCGCAAAGGTGAAGAGATTAGCTTAGAAGATATAAAGCCAGTTCATAGAATGGTTCTAGCAGTAGTCACAAAATTGGCATCATGCGCAGATGGATATAGAGCAACGCCTAAACGATCTTTTATAAATCAAAAGAGACAAGCCAAAGGCAAATCATCTTTGACTTTTGATTGGCATACAGTAATCATTGAACCGCCTAAACAAAAGAATGATTCTCTTGGCGGTACTCACGCAAGTCCAAGAAGGCATCAAGCTCGTGGACATTGGAGAACTTATAAGTCAGGAAAAAAAGGATGGGTGAAAGAATGTTGGAAAGGCGATGCTAGTAAAGGCGTAGTTTTTAAAGATTACAAAATCAATGACTAAGAACTTCAAGGGCGTGTGCGATGTGCTTTTTGCGATCCTCTAAGCCAATCGTGCCGCCATTGATTCTCTTTGTCAGCATCAGCCAATCTTCTTTGTCTGCGTACTGATTCAAATTGTGCGTTTGCCAAAACCATCCCGCTGTGAGCGAGGCATATTTTGGCGTTCTGACCAAATCCGGATTGCGCACAAAGTCCTCGCCTAGTGCTTTTCCTGCGTGGAAAAAATTTGCCGCACCAGTTAGCTGAAGATAGCCCGATCCTCGGTACAAAAATCCATCCCCTGAAGCCTCATCCCTGTTGCCCATGCGTGAGCCGTAGATACGATTGGCGATCTTGACAGGCTGACGCTCGTACTGTGCCGCAGACTCAGGCGTGAAGCCCCATGCTCTCTTTGCTGTGAGCGGGAACAGCTTGAGCAATGTGGCCGCACGATAGTTCAGATTCTCCTCAAGCACTCTGAAGTTGTTGCACTCATGGCCGCATTGACCAAGCCAAGCGGCCTGTTGTACTGGCGACAAGATGCCGAAGCGTTCAAATGTTTCGTTGAATGGGTCTGCCAATGATGGCTCAATTTTTAGTTGGCGTAATTGTTCAGGGCTTACCATTTAGAAGAGTCCTCACTTCGTTGTATGCGTCAATACAGGCGTTCAGTTGTACAGTATTCCTATCGCCCTGCGCAATTATTTCTGCGATGGCGGCAAGGGTTTCTCGCTCGGCATTAGAAGCTGAGTCAGCCTGTCCGTTAGGTTTGCTTCCTGTTTCTTTGCTATCTGCGGTGGCAATGGCGGCACTTGCGGGGGCTTGCTGACAACTTGCGGTTGGGAGGCGCACCCGACCAGAGCGAATAGCGCGATCAAGGGCAGATTGTTTTTGATTGATGACATTTGTTGACTCCTGAAGTTGCGTTGCAGTAGTGTTGATTTTTTCATTCAATTTTTGTTCTGTTGCCCTTGCTTCTTCATTCTTCTTGGCAATGGCGAGCTTCATGTCGTTGTCGCGTTCAAGCCATCCGTAATGGTGGCCGACCTGATATGTTCCAAACAAGGAAACAATCACGCCAACAATTATCCAAGGAAAGGGAATTGGAAACATTAGTCAGCCTCTGTTCGTGCGAGTGCAATTTGTTCCCTGTCTGCATCTGATTCCAAATGGTCAGGCGGGGTGTCAGGGGGCGGGGGCGGTGTCCAACTCTCATCCAGTTGCGGATTGGTAAAGACAGGCATTGCACCGAATGGCTGACTTGGCAACCCGCCATAGGCCGAGGGTGGATTGTACGGCTGTGCGTACGATTGGCCGTATCCTGTGCTGTGTCCATGCATTGGCTGACACATCGGTTGCATGGGCGGAGTTGGATTCAACAACCTTGAGGCCGCCCCTGCCGCTCTCTTGGTCATAACCCCGCCAATGCCGCCAACAATCAATAGAACAATGTCGTTCAGCATTTTGGTGTATGCCTGATCGATCGGAGCCATTGACTTGATCGGCTGTGTGACAAAGGTCACAGAGTACAACAGAGCAATGACAATGAAACAAAGTATGCAGGTCACCACTACAACGACAAAGCCCCAAACGCGAACTTCAAATTCTTCAGTTGTTAGGTTTGGCTTCTGGCTGTTGTACATCGTTGACTTTCTTTTCCAAGATTGGTGCGACTAGATATTCTGGGCATTGTTGCGTGAAAAGGCATTTTGGTTTCTGACATTCAGGCAATGCAAAGTTATCAGGATTCTGACATGGATAGCGGTACACATCTTTGCATCCAGTCAACAACAGAGCGAGCAATAAATATTTCATGCGTACACATCCACAGAGTTCGGTTTAGCCCATTGGCTTTTGATTTGCTCAACCTTGTCCCTGTAATCTTGCTGTTGATTCATCTTCTGCAATGTTTGCAAATGTTGCTGATGCAAGACGCGCTGAGTTTCCTTCAGCATCTGAGCATTGGTTTGGTATGTTGATATTTTCATCCTAGTCCCAAGTAAGCTAGAAATTTATTCACTATCTTGTCGGATAGATCATTAGGCAAGAACTTCAAGAATCCAAGCACCCACCAAGCAACGCACATACGAACGAATACTTTGAGGAATAGATCAAATTGTTTTTGATATTCATTCATCGCCCACAGCGTTTAGTTGTTTGGCAGAAATCAACCATCTCATTTATGCCGATACCAACGAGCAGGAGAACGAATGCAATTCCTCCTATGATCATTGCCATCTCTAATTGTTCTTGCTCGGCTTGCTTGGCTTTTTTTTCTTCTGCTTTCAATGCCGCGAGTTCCTTGGCATCATCTCTATCCATCTCAGCTTGCCGCGCTTTGATCTTGTTCCAAACATCGATCTTGCCTGTTTGCATGAACAACATTTTTA